AGTAGTAGTAGTAGTAGTAGTTCTACAAAAACTATTGAAACAACATTAGCAAAAGTAAATAATACCTTAAATAGAGTATTAAAATATGGTATGAGGGGCGAAGATGTAAAAGTGCTTCAAACAGTATTGAATGCATTAGGATTTAATAGTGGTAAGGTAGATGGTATATTTGGGAAAAAAACTTTAAATGCAGTAATAGCTTTCCAAAAAGCTAATAAATTAACAGCAGATGGTATAGTAGGAAATCTTACCAAAACAGCCATTCTGAATTTATTAAAAGCCAAAGGCATTGTTTTATTTGATACAGGTGGTTATACAGGTAATTTCCCAGGCGAAAAATTAGCTATATTACACGAAAAAGAATTAGTTTTAAATAAATACGATACTGCTAATATGTTAAAAATGCTTGAAATAACAAGAAGCATGATTAGACCATTAGAGAATTTAAAAATTCCACAGATCACCATACCAAAAGAAAATGTGTTTAATATTAATATGTATATTAATAAAGTTGAAGGCAATGAAAAAGGTGCACAAGTATTGTTAGATACTTTCGTAAATGGTTTAAAGAAGAAGGGGATTACATTGGCTTAATCCCCTCTTCTTCTTTTGTAAAAAGGTGGTGATATAGGTGATAAAATCAAGTGTGAATTTTTATTATGCTGGCAAAAGTGCAAGCGATTATGGAATTTACAATATTAATATTGATGGTAAATTATTCCAAGAACCTTTTATTGCGACACGTAATATTAAGGAAGTTGTTACAAGGTTTAATCCCAAGCCTTATTTTCAAAATATAATTTATGAACCTCTAATTTTTGATTTGAGTTTTGCTTTTTTAGATACATGGAATGACAACAAAATACGTGAAGTAGCAAGATGGTTGTCCCCTGATTATTATCAACCTTTATATTTTGAGGAAACACCAAACAAGATTTATTATTGTATGCCAATTAATTCTATTGATATTATTCATAATGGTTTAAAACAAGGTTATCTTACTTTAACATTTAGGTGTGATGCTCCTTGGGCTTATAGCCCATTTTATACAACAGAAGTGTATGATTATAGCACAAATACAGATGGAATAGTATTATCTCTTAGTAATGATGGTGATTTACCGCTACGTCCTGAAGTTTGGATTACTAAAGTTGGTGATGGTGATATAAGTATAATTAATCAAAGTAATAATAATACAGAATTTAAGTTTGTTGGGTTAGTAGATGGAGAAGTTGTATATGTTGATAATGAAAATGAATATATCACTTCTTCCCTATCTGGAGTTTATAGGTATAGTAATTTTAATGATAATTATTTAGAGTTAGTTCTTGGAGCTAATAATTTACTTATTGTTGGAAATTGCAAACTACAGTTTAGATACAGGTTTAAGTTATTATAGGGGGAATCATAATGGAGCTTGGAGCTATAGATTATAACAAAAAACCACAAAGACCCCAATTATTTTTGTGTAAACCAGATAGAACAATTATTGCTAAATTAAAGGAAGCCTATAATATTAATCATACGCTAAAACTTGGTAATATTAATGAATTATCGTTTAGTTTACCTATTCAGATTGATATGGCGGGAGAACTTGTTGATAACCCACATATAGAAATGATAAAAGGTAGATATTTGATTAAATTAATCAACGGGAATTTTGTAGAATGGTATATTATCACTAAAATTACTGATACTGCCGATGATAATGGTGATTCAAAAACAATAGAGTGTTTTAGTTTGCCTTATGAGTTAAAAGACAAGAATATGCGTACATATAGTGTTACAAGTTATAATGCTACTCAGGTTCTTACAGATATATTATCTAATACAACTTGGACGACTGGCTATATTGATGCTGATTTTGATTTAAAATATAGAAGTTTTGACGTTTCCAAAACAACTGTATTGGATTTTGTATTTCAAGTAGCTGAAACATTTGGGGCTTTAATTATTTGGAATACAGAAAACAGAACTATTAATTTTTATAAACCAGAAAATATTGGGGTTAATCGAGGTTTAACAGTTTCTTATAGGAAGTATTTGAAATCTATTAATAAAGAAGAAGATTATGAAAATGTTGTCACGAGGTTAAAAGTATTTGGTAAAGATGGTTTAAGTATACAAAGAGTTAATCCAACTGGAACTAACTATATTGAAGATTTTTCTTATTTTATGTATCCTTTTCAACGTGATGCCAATAAAAATGTATTACAACATTCTGACTACATGAGTGATAGTCTATGTAATGCTTTATTAGATTATCAAGAATTAGTAGAATCTAAACGTGGTGTTTTTGCTGATTTATTAAGTCAATTAGAAACCTACCAAAAAACATTAGCACAACATCAAGAAGAATATTATCAAATTCAGTTACAACTTGATATTGTTTTAGATAAATTAGATATTGCACAGACTACAGGGCAACCCACAACAGATTTAATAGCGCAGAGAGATGACCTAATAAGTCAGTTAAATGCTAAACAAGCAGAAATTGACCAAGATAATGCTAATATACAGAGTGTGCAATCTCAGATTGATGACTTGAAGAATACTTTAAAAATAGAAAACAACTTTACTCCTGAACAAATTAAAGAACTAAATCAATTCGTGATTGAACGTGAATGGGAAGACCAGAATTATATAGACGACCAACAATTATATAATGATGCTATAAAAATTTTTGAAAAAATGAAAATTCCTCCTTTAACAATTAAGGTTGATATAGTTAATTTGCTTGATATAATAGAAGAACAAAGGAATTGGGATAAACTTGTGCTTGGAGATATAATTAATATTAAATATGAAAGATTAAATATTAATGTGCAAGCACAAATAATAGAGATGAATTTTGAATATGAGGATGGCAATATTCAAATAACTATTTCTAATACAAAAAATATCAAAGATAATTTAAATCAATATTTAGATATGCTTTATAAAAGCGTAAGTTCTTCTAATGTTGTAGATATGAATAAATACAAATGGAATAATACTGTAGCAACAGTAGATGATGTAGAGCAAATCTTAAATAATGTATGGGATACTGCAAAAAGAGCTATTGAGGGTGGCGTAAATAACAGCGTAACAATAAGTAGACGAGGTATTACAATACAAGATCCTTCAGATCCTAATAGGTTTATTAGAATGACAAATGGTGTAATTGGCTTCACAAACGATGGGGGCAATACATTTAAAACTGTATTAGATGCAAGCGGAGTATATGCTGAAAGATTAATTGGTAGAATATTGCTTGGCAATCAATTGACTATTTCTGATAACACAGGCAATTTTACTATTAGTGGTAGTTTGTTGACTGTTAAAGATAAAAACAATAATGAGAGAGTATTACTTGGTGATGTTAGTAAAGATGGTACTGTATATGGTTTAAGAGTTCTTGGGGCTGATGGTACTACAATATTGTTGGATGAACAAGGCGTTCATACCGCAGGCATTGTTGATAATGCAGTTACAACTTCAAAAATATCGGATGGGGCTGTAACTAACACCAAAATAGCGGATGCTTCTATAACTACAGCTAAAATTGCGGATGCTTCTATAACAAATGCTAAAATTGAAAAATGGATACTTGGCAAATCAGGGACATCCTTTCCAACCTCGCCTGTTGATGGTGAGGTTTTTTATCGTACGGATGTTGATAGAGCATATCGTTATAGCGCGTCTACAGGAACATGGGTAGCAGTGGATTTTGTGGAAAATTCCAATCAAATAGCAGATGGAATAATTACTAGTGTTAAAATTGTAGATGGTGCTATAACTAATGCTAAAATAGCTAATGCTGCAATTGATGGAGCAAAAATAGCTGATTTGGCTGTTACTACTGCAAAAATACAGGATGCTGCCATTACTACTGCTAAAATCGCGAACGCTGCCATTACTACTGCTAAGATTGCTGATGCGGCTATTACTACTGCTAAAATTGCGAATGCTGCAATAGACAATGCAAAGATTGCAGCTGCAGCCATTGATACTGCCAAGATTCAGGATGGAGCTATTACCAACGCAAAAATAGCAGTAGGCGCGATAGACAGCGCAAAAATATCTCATGCTGCTATTGATACAGCTCACATCAAAGCAGGCGCTATTACAACCGCTTTGATAGCGCAAGGCGCTGTTGGAACCGCTCAAATAGCAGATGGCAGTATCACAGATGCAAAAATTGTGAGTTTAAACGCAAGCAAGATAAACGCAGGAACAATCAATACTGGACAAGTAACTATTCAAGGCGCAAATGGCAAGCTCAAAATATCGAATAATCGGTTGCAGGTATTTGATAACCAGCCGACGCCTGTTGAAAGAGTATCTATCGGTGACGTAAACAATGATGGTACTGTATATGGGATACGTGTAAGAGGTGCAGATGGTCAGACAGTATTATACGACCATAACGGAGTATATACAGAGGGTATCACAGATGGAGCAATTACTAACCCCAAAATATCTGACGGTGCAGTTGATAGTCGTGTTATTGCGGCTAATTCGGTGCTAGCAGACCACATTGTGGCTGGCGCTATAACTGGAGACAAAATAGCAGCAAGAACAATTACTGCTAACAATATTGCGGTTAATACCATAACAGCTGATAGTGGTGTGATAGCAAATGGCGCTATAACTAACGCTATGATTGCTAATTTAGATGCTTCAAAAATTACTAGTGGTTATATAAATGCGGCACGAATACAAGCAGGTAGTATAACTGTGGATAAGCTGGCTTCAAATGTAGGGAGCCTACTTGATATATCTTCTAACCAAGCTATTAAGATGCGTGTTACTCAAAGTCAATTAAATGAAGCAATAAATGGAATTAATATAGGTGGTAGAAACTTAATACTGAATTCTAACATAGAAAATGCTCATGCAGAGGATGAAGAAAGAACTGCTACATTTAGTCGTTCATCGGTTGCTTATCTTTCCAATAGAACGGAAGTTGCTGCCAACGTCCCCCGCTACGAATCAGGCAAATTCGGCAAGGCGATTATGGTGGAGGAAGGGACGACGAA